GCGGAACTTAATGTGGATCACCCTGATCTACTGGACTTTTTGCATATTAAGCTGGATCTTTCCCAGTTAACGAACTTCAACATTTCGGTTGCAATCACCGATAAGTTTATTGAAGCTTGTGAAAACAACGAGAATTGGCAGTTTAAGTTTGGTAACAGAGACTATAAGGTTTACTCGGCAAACAGAATCTCCAGTGATGGACACAGCGAAGTAATCAACATTGTTGGATTGTCGGAGGAGGATGCTCTGGGCCGTGCAAAGCAACACCATCTTCGCGGTTGGGACGATCAGTTTGAAGATGTTCAGGAAGTTCAGTTCAAGGCTATTGATCTGTGGAATCGACTGTGGGAAAATGCGGTTAAGTCTGGTGAGCCGGGTATCTTTAACCTGTCCCTGACGAACCGATACACCAACATGTCCTACTTCCTTCGCATGAATGCCACTAATCCTTGTGGTGAGATTCCCTTGGACTCATATGCTAACTGCTGCCTGGGCCACGTTAATCTTTCTAACATGGTAAACGAGGATGCTAGTGACTTGGATTGGAACCGACTTGCTAGAACTATTCGTACTGGCATTCGATTCCTCGACAACACCTTGACCGCAAACCATTATCCAATCGAGGAGTGCAAGATTGCGGGTGATCGATCGCGCCGCATTGGTCTTGGCACTATGGGTCTGCACCACATGCTGATTAAGCTCGGCATCAAATATGGCACTGACAAGTGCATCGAGTTTATCGATCGCCTTTACACCACGATTCGCAATGAGTCTTACCTTGCGTCGGTTTACATTGCCCGTGAAAGGGGATCGTTCCCTGAGTTCAACGCTAGGAAGTATCTCAATGAAGAGTTTGCTAAGACGCTCCCGGCTCGCATTAGAATGCTTATCAAGGAGCATGGTATTCGTAACGCTGTTATGCTTACTGCCGCTCCTACGGGCACTGTAGGCATGATTCATGGCGCGTCTACTGGCATTGAACCCATCTTTGCTCCGATGTATGATCGTCGCTATCGCGAGGGTAATACTTGGAAGTCTCAAATGGTCCTTGACCCCCTGTTTAAGAAAGACCTTGAAGCTGGTGGGAATGGTCGTCACATTGTGGGGTCTTATGATATTACTCCCGAGCAGCACATGGCCGTTCAGGCCTGCATTCAAAAATATGTAGACAACGCAATCAGCAAGACCATCAACCTTCCTGAGGATGCCGACTATCAAGTTGTTTCCAAAATGGCTTTGAAGTATGCTCCCTACCTTAAGGGTATGACTGTCTATCGCGCTGGTTCAAAAGGTATGGAGCCTCTTAAAGCTCTCCCACTTACTGATGAGAACATCGCAAAGGCTAAGGAGCTTGTTGCAAGCGAGCAAGCTGAGGCTGAGATGGTTGTGGAGGCCTGTAAGATCGGCGGGGAGTGTGGGGCTTAATGCCTTACTATAACTATTACTGTGAAGGATGTGACGCAGAAGAATTGCGTCACATCCCTATGGTGAATGGTATTTTTACTGAGCAAGTCTTGGTTAGCAGCCTCACTGAAGAGGAAGTTGAATCACTTCCTGACTGGGACGACCCCAGAGATTATGAGGTGTATGAAGAAGTAGAGTATGGAGATGAACCCCCAGAAAAGGTGAAGTGTTCATGTGGTAGCATCGCTGACCGCATTGTTTCAAATGCGCCTTCAGTTAAGCATGGGCTTAATTCCTACCACTCCTTGAAAGAAAGGAGACGGTATGCGAAGGAAGGCATGGATAAAAAACAAGCTGAAACATTCTACAAAGAATCTATCGAAGCCACAAAAGATAGAGTTAAGACGGGACACCAACATTACAAAAAAGTAGTTCCTAATTATGAAGTTTTAGCTAAACATGGGTATGCTCGAAAACTAAACGACCAAGAGAGAGCAAATAAAATTCAAAACTTAAAAAATGTTAACCGTGCTCTGACCAAGGACGGTACTATAGGAAAAGCATCTAGAAAAAAGTAAAACCCCAACCTATCATAAAATATGCCCTACCACATTAGCGACAACACCAAGCGTGGTTGTCTGTATCTTCTCAAGAAAGACATTGAGTTCTTCTCGGAGATCGTACCTTTGCTGAAGTCGGATTATTTCGATTTCCCTGCCTATAAGAATGTATTCTTAGGTGTAAAGAACTATTACGATAAGTATCGTAAGCTACCCTCAGACTCTGTCCTGCCAGACTTTATCAATGCTAGTGTGTCGGGAGCATCTGATGAAGGTATTGACTATGAAAATACTCTAGCTGAGATTAATACCATTGATAAGTCGTGCCTAGGAGACCGAGAGTTTCTCCTGGATACTGTCGAGGAGTTCGCTCGCCAGAAGGCCATGGACTGTGCGGTTCGCAAAGCAATGGTCATTCTCAATGAAGAGGGGGATATTGCTGAGGTTGAGGAGCTTGTAAAGAATGCTCTTCTTGTCAACCGTAACGTGGATGTTGGTCAGGATTATTTTGAGGAAGTTCAAGCACGACTTCTAAGATCTTACCAAGAGAACAATGAGCGCAAGATTTCAACGGTGTTTAGCACTCATGATAGACACCTTGAAGGAGGTCTAGCCTCTAAGGAGCTTGCGATGGTTGTAGCTCCCCCAGGTGTTGGCAAGTCATTATATCTAGTGAACCAAGGAGCCCACGCAATCTACGAAGGGAAAAACGTGCTGTATGTGTCTTTGGAGATGAGCCAGGACAAGATTGCGGGCCGATTTGACTCTGTGCTTACAGAGATTCGCAACGCTGATCTAAAGAAGCCTCACGCACAGCTTAAGCTCAAGGATAGACTCAGGGAGGTAAAAACTAAAACTAATGGTAGACTGATTATCAAAGAGTTTCCTACGGGAGCTTCCAATGTTAATCAACTCCGGGCTTTGCTGGTTCAACTTAGACTCCACAAAGACTTTATTCCTGATTTGATTATCGTAGATTATCTGGAGCTTTTACGTCCCAACCGAATGATCGAATCAGAGTATCAGGCTCAGCAGAGAATCGCGGAGGAGCTTCGAGGACTTGCGGTAGAGCATAAGTGTCTAATGTGGACAGCTTCTCAGACAAACCGTCAGGCTCGGAGAGTAAACATTATCACTGATGCCGAGCTTGGAGATTCTTATGGAAAAATACGACCCGCTGACTGGGTTATTTCTTTAAATCAGACTCAAGAGGAGTATGATGAGGGTCAGATGAGAGTCTTTGTTATAAAGGCCCGCGACTCGAAGCAACACTATCTAATCAATATTGGGATCGATTACACGACCCTTCAAATGAGAGAACCCTCCCATGAAGAACAACAAGCCCAGTGACTTTCCTTTCATAAAGGACAAGAAGCACATCTACAATAAACTTATAGACAAAGAGATTGGAGAGATCAATCTGGGGTGGGCGACCTTTGTATTTGAACTTCACTCTGATCTTTACGAAGCTGACCAAAAAGTAGATGGTCTATGTATTTGGGACGAGCGTAAGATCAAATTAGAAATGAATCTTGATGATATTGACGCAAGAGAGACTATAATTCATGAAATTTACCACTGCATGCTGGAGAGTGTAGGTCTTGATGAAAAACACTTTGATCAGCAAAGAATGTTCTTGACCAACGAACAACTTGTGGTAGCATTATCAAAGCAGACCATGACTCTGCACCACCTCAACCCTAAACTATTTACAACAATCTATGCTTGATCCCAACAATATTACTCAGGACATCTATCAAAACATTATTAAGGGAATGAGCCAAGTGGCTCAAGATCCTCATGAGGTTGCTGATCAACTTCGTAAAATTTCAGCACTCTACGGCTATTATTATGGAATCATGATTAAGTCCAAGAGACTGCTGGATAACGCTGAAGCTGCCCTGGAAAACTACAAGGCCTCTGCTCGCACTGAAAAACGTAGTGAGGGTGTAAAGCTGACCGCAATCGCAGCAGAGGATTATGTCCAGTCTCTTGAATTGACTGGTGAACTATACAATGAAGTTCTACGTCTCAAGGAATGCTATGGCTATGCCAAAGGCATCTGTAACACCCTGGATATGAAGAAGGATATGCTTGTCCAGCTTTCCGCTAACAGTCGGCAGGAATCCAAGCTTTACCAATAACTTGTTAGCAACTCAATTGCAATCGATAGCCTAAAGGAGAATACAATGGCAAAAACACTAGCAGAATTACGCGAGATGCACAAGAAGATCATGACCGAGGATAAACCACAGAGTGGTGGCGGTCAGGGTGTATCAAATTGGGCCACTTTCCAAGACGGGGACAACATGGTTCGTTTCCTGCCCGGTAAGAATGACCCTCTTGAATTTTTTGTAGAGGGCGCTGTCCACAAGTATCAGAACAGCGAAGGGCAGTGGCGCAACTATAAATGCCGCAAGCCAGCGGGTGAGAAGTGCCCTGTTTGCGACTTTTACTTTGATCTTTGGAGGCGTCACAAGGATCTAAACCTGGGCAAAGATGCTACGGGTAAGAATGTTAAGTCCAAGTTTGGCGACATGGCAACTAAAATTAAGGCCAAGGAGCGTTTCTACGCTATTGGTGTTGTGCGTGCCCTTGAAGAGGCAGGCGAAGACCCGGTCAAGTTTATTGCAATGAGCAAGCAACTGTTCGATCGTGTCATGTCTGCGATGATTAATGAGGACTTCCAGGATGAGGATGATCCCGACAACAGCACGATTATTGATATTGAGCGTGGTAATGACTTCAACATTCGTATCACGCAGCAAGGTCAATGGAAGAGTTTTGTAGAGTCTCAGGCTAAGTACAAGAAGACTCGCGCTGGTAATCCGGCTCAGGTTGCTGAGTGGATGGATAATGAACTGAACCTCCAATCTCTCGTTGAGGTTGGTAGCTATGAGGAGGGCAAGGAACTAGTAATGAACCTTGAAGCCTCTCTCAACCCTATTAAAACCGAGACTACCTCGGAAGCTCCACCCTGGAGTGATGACAAGGGAGATTTGAAAGTATGATGTATAGTAAATTTTGGCTGACAGGTTTTTTTGTTATGGTGCTCGGCATTTTGTGTAGTGGCTGTGCGCTGGCAGAAAGTCTTTTTGAAGATAAGGTGGTAACCACCATTGGTAATGTGACCCCTGCGGGTCGTGCTGAGGCAGTCCCGGCTGATCTTGGCATGCTTCCCCCAGAGGTTGCGGGTAAAATGGCAGCTACAGGAGAAACTGTAGTTTTGGTGGACAAGCAATTTGTCCTTGATCCTACGGCAGACGTTGTTGACGTTATGGACCCAGGCGCTGAAGCTCTGGACTCCGCAATTAGCATGGCTCTAGGGGGCTTGAACACTGTATTTCCTGGTGTCGCCGCTCTTGAAGGGTTGGGACTACTGTTCTCCAAGCGTAAGAGAAAGCACTACGGTGCTGCTGTAAAGGCTGCTGTTCCTGGCAATGGCAAGATGGAACTCAAGGATGCTGTTCTGTCTATTGGCAAGGCCATTGGTGCCTCTCACAGTTCTGAAGGATCTAAGAAGGTCTTTGAGGACGAAGTTAAGAAACCTACGGCTTCGGCGTAAAAAACATGAGTGATTCTCAACAAAAAGAAATCCAACGAGCACGCATGTTGGTGCTCGTTGGTGCGGGTCTCTCCTTCCTATTCTCTGTGAGCCTGTGGTTCTATGGGATGAGGGATGAAGGACTGTTTGTTGGTTTGTGGGTTCCTTCAATCTTGGGACTTGGAAACTTAGTATTGGGCTGCGATGGTTGATTACATTATCTTCATCTTTGGACTGTGCGTGACAGTCATCGTTGGTTCTGGATTGGCTACGCTTATCATATCGAATAACCGTAAGCCTTAAAAAAACAAATACGATTCATATGTTTCTAACCCAGGTTCTAAACCTGGGTTAGTTTTTTTATACATTTATAGCTATAATATGCTCATGCGTAGACTTAGAATATTAGTTGTATATGCAAATCATGGAGGTTGTAGTTACTATAGGCAACTTTCTCCTATGAAAATGATGTCAGAAGAATTAGCTGACAAAGTTGAGGTGCGATACAATGACAATCCCTTAGAGATTGTGCCAGAAGATAACTATGCTCCTGAAGAGGATAAGCTCACTGATATGAACTGGGCTGACATAGTTTTCGTAGCAAATATATTAAAGTTTGGTTAACAGACTTGTATGAAGATCATCACCTTTACAATGTTTATAAAGATAATAAACTAGGTGAAATCACTAAGTTTTGTTACTTCAACGCTGATCTAGTTACTGTCACACAGTCAAAGTTCGCAGATAGAATACAACCCTTTGTGGGTAAGTGTATGGCAGTTGTTAGAAATGTTCTTGATTATAATTTACCCGCTTGGAATCATCCTAGATCAAAAGCTAAATTTACAAGAATTGGATACGCTGCGGGCATTCACCACAGAGGTGACGTAAAAGTATTTAACGCCATCCCCCACATCGTCAATCAGAAAGTGGGTAAGGAGAATGTTCAGTGGAACTTCTATGGGCACCCACCTCCTGATGATAAAAGAGATAAAAACAGTTGGGAGGCTAAAGTTTGGCCCGAATACATGGGTCAACTTCTGAGA